TTAACAGTTCTTTTTATAATAACATACACTTGATACTCTGTATCATCTGTTGGAATAACTGCTGCACTTTCTACTACTGCTTTACCTTCGCTAGTTGCAGTTAATCTTGTGCTATCAAAACTTTTAATGGTTAAATATCCTGTTGCTTCATGTGCTGTTTCAGTAATAGTTACTACTGCAGAATTTACTGTTGCAGTAAAATTAGCATGAGCATTAATTGCAGTTTTTAAATTAGTTGCTGTAGTATTATTATTTGTTTCAGTTTTAAATTCATTAGTTCCAGCAGTACCTGTTGTAGAAGTAAAGTCTACAGTTGTGCCATCAGATTTTGTTAAAGTTAATTTAGTGCCATTTACAATGTTTGCATAATCAGAAACTGTAATTGTTGCTACACCAAATCTTCCACCAAAGATATGTCTGTGCCAAGCAGTTACTTGTTGCTCTCTTTGATAAGTTAATCCTACTAACTCTCCATCTCCTCTAACTCCATAAACAATTTGATTAGGTTCTTGTTGATATGCAATCTGTGTTAAACCACCTTCAGTAATGTGTTCAGCAAGGATTGTCATGTCTGGTGCTATGTAACCATCCACATCAAAGTTGTATGCTAGTTCTCTAATTTTTCTTTTAGCACGTTGCAAAAATAATGTTGCGTTACCTACAGCTATAGCATCTACATTTGCAGAGCCATGGTTAGATTGTTTTTTAATTAATATGTTTGTAGGTGTAACTGCACTATCTGTACCTCCACCACTTACTGTAAACTCACCACCTGCTGTACCAAGAATTAAAGTTCTTGTAGCTGTCATAAATCTTATTGCATTAACTTGGTTGGATGCGATTGTATAAATGATTGCATCATCATCAGCTATCGTTCCACCAATGTTTGCATCCATGTTTTCGTAATCACCCGATTTTGAAAAAAATATTGTTTGTGGTTGGTTTGTTGTTCCTGCAAAAACTAATCTTTGTTCAAAAAAAGTTACGCAAGAAGGATGACCTGTAGTGTCTGAGAAAGCACCTAAAGACCAATCTGCTGAAGCGGTTGCTGATCCTAAATCTTTTATAATAGTTATCGTAGCATTAGTCGTATCTGTTACTCCAGTTATTTTACCATAACCATCTCTAAAATTAACTAGTCTACCTACATCAGTTGAAAGAAATCCACTACCACTATTGATACCAGTAACTGCACTAGCAACTAACGCAACTCCTGTACCTACTGTGTGCGATCCTGGATTTAAAGTTGTTGTAGTAATATTGGCATCCATGAATGGTCCACCTGTAAAATCTACATCTGTTAATGTCCAAGCAGTATGACCAGTACGAGATAGTTTTTCTACTTCATGTTCTGGATGTGTAATGTACATGACATCTGCTGATTGTGCGAACTTAATATCAAAAAGTTGTGCAGTAGTATAAGGGGTTGCTATTTCAAAAACTTTATTCGATACACCACCAGAAGTATAAGTAGTAAATGATGAACTGTTTATATCAACACCATCTTTATCTTGTAGTTCAAATGTATTGGTAGTTTTGTCTGCAACTAAAAATCTTTTACCATTAACTTCTGTCATACCTCCGACACCACTAATTAATACTTCATCTCCATTTGAATAACCATGTGATGTAGCAGTTACTACAGCAGGATTAGCTTTTGTAATTGCAGATATAGTTTTATCTCCTTCTAATACAGAGCCACTATCTTTGTAGACTCTCATTTTTAAATTAGAGAACTCCAACATATAAGTTTGTGTTGTAGAAAATTCAAAAGGAATTAATCTTGTTTTGTTTGCACTATTAGCAACTTCAGCTATAAATGTAGAACCAGGTCTACGAGCTGCCGAGCCATGCGGATAGACAACTAAGTTTTCTAAGGTTGAGCAACCAGATGTATATTTGGTTAGATCAGTTCTACCATCTAGTCTTGGGGATAATTCACCACCTGTAAAGTTTGTTAATTCGACAGCAACTCTAGCCATTTCTAAAACCTTGAGTTAATAAATGTACCTGCGTCTATAACATCTGTCATGCCTAAATCTTGCTCAACATTTTGACCTTCTGTTGAATCTACAAATCTAGCATCTTTTAATTTATCTTGAAACAAATTATACATATTTGTTGCTGTTTGATTATTTGATGTAACTGCAAAAGCAATGTCTGCACCTAAAGCAGCAGATAAAGTTTCTCTTAATAATTCATCATACTCATTGGGATCAGTAACTCTACCAATGTATAATATTTTCATACTAGATGTATTAGATAATATTTTTCTACCTTCTACTTTGTAGTTAGAATCATAATCTAATATTCTAAGTAGTCTTAAACAATCTGCAGGTAATGTGTAGGCATAACTAAAACCCCATGCAGGAGCTGTAGTATCTGCAGCTAGTTCAACTCTTTTCTGTAAACAGTTCCAAGGGTGTGATCTAAATACACTATCTCTTACTTGAGTGTATCTTTGATTGCAAAGTCTAGCGTTTTTTGAATCTTCTGTTAGTGAAAGAATAGTTGTTGCACCTAGTTGATTTAATGATCCATTACAAATTTCTACTACTGATGCCATACTACTTCCTTATAATATACTTTCGCCTTATATGTCTATCTTTTTCTAAAGCGAATATTTCTTCTGTTGTTCTCTCTTCTTTAGTATCAAAGCCATGATGATTTTTAGAATCATTTTGAAACCTATCTACTAATACATATCTGTATACATAATTATCTTTTTTAAAATGTAATACAGGTTTTAAATCTTGTATCTTTTTCATGCACTCTAGGGGGTTTCCACTCTCGCTTCCACCCCCTAAAATTTTAGTAATTAATCTATAACGTACATCATAGTTAATTGAATAGTACCAGTACCTGCAGCACCACCCATAGTTACTGAAACAGGAAGTCCATCCTTATCAGCGTCTACAAGTGAGTTTTCACCTAATGCAATAGTATTTGCAGCGTTAACTGCAGTTGCAGAAGTAGAAGCAGCAGCAGCTTTATAAGCAGCAGCAGCAGCACTTACAGCAGTACCAGCGGCATTATTGTGAGCAGCGTAACCAACTGACAAAGTAGTTGAACTACCTAATGCGTCATGTGCTAATCTACCAGAAATGATTCTTGAACCATTTGGTAAATTAAACATTTGAATCACATCACCAGATGCTAGAGAAGATGCTTCATATTCTGCATGAGCAACTCTTACTCTACCACTTAGTTCAGTAGTGTCTATCTTTTCGGAAGGTACGTTCTGATCCCATTTAGTCTTTTGTATCGAATAAACTGTAGCCATATTAATATCCTCCTATTATGCTTCTTGACATACTATACCAAGAACTTTTGCTTCTTCCATTCTAGTAGCACCGATTGATTGGCAGTAGTAAACTTGAGTAGCGTAAGATTTGTCTGCTCTTTCGTCTATTCTAGCTGATACGTCTTTACCAATCGCAAGAGTGATTCCATCCTGTGCGAAAGCTATGCAAGTTCTGTCGTTACCAGATTTTGCAAGTCTGTTTGATACAGTAAATTTAAACCCAAGGAACGAGTCAATTTCACCCTGTACTAATGCTTTTACAGTATTGAAATCTGAACTTGTTACTTCAGTTGTTGATAAAAGGTTTGTGATTTGCTCTGGTCCCACAACGATGTGTCTTGGGATTGAAGGATCAACACTTGCTAGATCAAAAGTCTGCTTAGCAGTTCTTAACTTAGCGATTGTTAAACCAGCTCCACCTGCAGCGATTGCAGTTTGAGCAGCAGTTGAAGTTGCACCAGTTTCACCTGTAAAGGCAGTACCAGTTGCAGCTGCAATAATCACATCATCCATTGCTCTACCCATTGCCATAGCAGCAGCTTGAGCGTAAGATGAAGTAGGATCAATTAAGAGTCTTACTTTGTCTTGTTGATCAATAAGATCAGCAAATTCGTAATCCGCAAGAGATACTCTTCTTCTTGAGTGAGGTGTATCTATTTGAGGAGTGTCCGAATGTCTGCTAGTTTTTAAAACTGCAGTTACTGAACCAACTTGATCGAAGAAAGCATTTTTACCTGTAACGCTTTCAACTCTGACTTTGTCTCTTAATAACGATCCCATTTGTTGAGATAGCATTTGTATGTTAGCAGAATACTGCTGTACAAAAGCTGTAGTTATTTGTGATGACATATTTTTGTCTCCATATTATAGTTGATTTAAAAAAATCAGAAAGGTTCTCCACCAATAGGTAGGCATCTCTTGCATTTAAAGTCTGTTAGACTAGAGTCTATTCCTTCTTGTCTGTAAGGTTCTTGCGAATTGTCTTACTATTAATCCACTTATAATAAATATCTGCGGTTGGCAAGGGATTATTTTTCTGTTGTTCAGAACCTACTTCCTTAATCAACCGCAATATTTCTAAGCGAATTTCTTTATCATTAAGATGATTATCATTTGGCATTTAACATCTCTCTTAAAGTATAAACTTGTTGTACTACCTTATCATGATCTGGGTGCATCCTGTTCCAGTATGGACCATCTTTATCATTAGATAATGCTGCAATCTCAGATTCAATATCTTTTGTAGTATTTACATTTTCACTTTCAGTACCAAGAATTTTATCTTCAGACATCATACCTGCTATCTTTGCAAAACCTTTTATGATTTCTGGATGATCACCTATTCTTGTTCCATCTTGTAATTGCATATCTAAAACTTCTGGATTAATATTAGCTTTTGCTAATGCACCAGCTTGTTTAACTTTACCTTCAAAGTCTCTACCCCACTCTGCTCTTAACTGTTGTTCAGCTTGAGCTTGAGCAGTTTCAGTATCAATCTTTGATTGCTGAGCTGTGCCTTCCATATTATTTTTATAGAACTCTAAGATACCTTGAGCTTGTTTATTATTTAAACCAAGTTGATGAGCATTTTCTGTAAAAGATTTAATTGCATTTTCATCTAAGTTTACTATTTCAGATTTTACGTCTAAAGAATATTTATCAGCAGATTCTGGTCTGCCAAGTTTTGCATAGACTTCATTCCATTGATCGTCTGTTGAATTATTATTTGGTATTGCAACTTTATCTTGACCAATCATTTTAGTTGCGTTGATATAACTTTTTGCTAACGCATCTATCTCAGTAAATTTTTCAATGTTAGGATCATTTCTGTAATCCTCACTAATTGAATCTTTCCAAGAAGTTTGTGGTGCAGGAGTATCTCCTTTTGCAACTGTTGTTGGTTGTGCTGTGGGTTGTACTGTTTCTGTAGTCGTTGTTTCTACAGGCACAGTTTCCTGTGTTATCTGTTCGCTTGACATATTATTTTCCTTTATCCTTTCGTAGCATTGATTTAATAAATAGAAGAACACTACGCTGTCCTTCCATGTATGCACTCTCATGACTATCCCCTTTAACGTTAGTGGTAGAATGATAA